CACCGAGGACGCATAACAGGATGCCGCCGACGATGAAGGCCAGCCACAGCGCGATCATGGCGCAGCCCGCCGTGATGGCAACGACACCCAGCAGCTCCAGCGCATTGCTGGCGATATTCGGCCAATTCACATCCGCCGGTTTGGGCTGTGCCGCGAGTTCCGGGGCAGGTGGGGGTGGTGGCTTGGCCTGTTTGCCCCTCGGCGTGCGCCGTGTCCATCTCGGCGGGATCGGCTTGGCGGGCGGGTCCTTGGGCACCGCCTCCAGGTTGGGTAGCGCCGCGTCGTACAGGCGTTCGCTGCCCAGCCGCTGACCGATGGGGGTCACGTCGTCGTTAGCCAAAGTTCTGCCCTTCCTTTTCCCACTGCGCAATGGTGTCCTCGTCGGGCCAGGTATGCACCAGCGGCTCGCCGGGGTCCACGTAGTTTTCCGCCAGCCACACCGCGCCGATGCAGGCCACCAGCGGGGCGGCGTCCACCGGGGAGTTGCGCCGGTCGAAGATCCAGGCGTCCCCCGCCCGGCGGGCCAGCGTGCTCGCCGCCGCCCGGTCCAGCACCAGGCTGGGCCGATGGTAGATGTTGTTCTGCATCACCTGGTCGTAGAACAGCCCGCAGCCCGCCGCCAGCTCGGCACCCGGCCCCCATTCCACAACGGGCACACCGGCTTCCAGTAGATCAACGATCAGCCCGCTGGCCGGTGCGCCGGTCTTCTGCACCGCCACGCCCTTGAACTTGTCCTTGCGCTCCTTAAGCCAGGGCACCACCCAATCGGTGCCGCGTGCGGCCTGGATGACCTCGATGTGGGTGTAGCCGTCCTCGCGCTTGGCGGCGACCGCGACGTAGGAGTGGCTGCGGTCGTAGTTCACGTCCAGGCAGGCGTACACCGTGGCCCCCTCGGCGCGGCGGCTGCCGCCGTCCATTCCGGCCTGCCAGAACTCGGCCGGGATGATGCCCGGCTCCATGCTGTCGACCCACTGGCAGAGGTACTCGGTCTGGAACCCCGGCATGTTCTTGTACTGCATGGACTCGAAGAAGCCCATGACCGTGTTGAGCGTGAAGTCGCCGATGTTGCCCATCGCCGGCAGGCTCATGTACCAGTACGCCGGGTCGCGGGGGTCCTTGTCCATGGGCACCGACCACTCCCACAGGCCCACCAGCGCGTCCTCGGTGGTGTCGGTGGTGATGCGGCGCACCGCGGCCTCGCGCAGGGAGCGCAGCACCTCGCTGCGCGCGTCCCCGGCATTGCTGGTGCAGATCACCTGTGAGTACGGGCGCACCGTGGTCGTGGGCGCGATGGCGTTGTAGGCGTCCCAGGTGGTGTGCTCACGCAGCTCGTCGAGCATCGCGATGTCCACCGAGAGCGATCGCGCGCCCTTGCGGGTCGCGGTGGCCGCCCGCCAGTATCGGCGGTTGGTGAGCACGGCGCGGTGGCCGCCGTTGACCACGCGGTGGTTGATCAGCTCCCGAGCGAACAGGTGGTGGTCGCGGATTTCGTCAACGACCTCCTTGAGCATCGACTCGGCGTAGTCCAGGTTCTGCGCGGCGATGATCGCCAGCCGCGCGGCCGGTCCGGCGGCGCTCGCCAGCCCGTATTCGTTCAGGAACAGCCGCCACAGCCCCAGCCCCTTGATCCACCGGGTCTTGCCCTGCTGCCGCCCGACCAGCACCACGACGGTGGGGAACCGGAAGCCGGTGTGGTCCAGCCGCTTCTCCAGGGCGTGCCAGTACAACCACTTCTGCCAGGGCAGCAGCGTCCAGCCCCAGATTCGCTCCAGGAAGTAGATGCAGCTCGCGCCCCAGCTGGTGCTGTCATGCAGCCCGCAGCCGCACGGGCACTGCTCCTCGTCAGTGTCCGGATCACAGTTGGCCGCAAGGGGTTTGGTGAAGATGCGCGGCAGGGTGCTGCCGACGGTGGGGATACGCTCGAGAGTTGCGGTCATTAGCCGACCTAGCTTTAGTTAGCTGTAGGAGCCTGCGGCGGCTTGCGGTGCCGCTGGCGGTACTCCATCAAGTCGGCTACGTCCTGGGAGAGCTCGTTGTCGCCCATGGGCGCGATGGGCATACTGGTCCGCTCGTCGGAGATGTTGTAGAGCTTGGACTGCTGATCCAGCAGACGCCGGGCCACCTCAATGGCCTTGGGGTCCTTGTCGCTGATGGCGGCGGGCCAGATGGCCTTGAGCAGCATCTCCAGCCGCTCGGAGTAGACGATCAGCGCCTTCTCCGAGATGAGGCCGAACCGCTCGCCGGCGATCTCGAGTTGCTCGACGATGATCCGGTGCACCCGGCTGGGGCTCAGGTCCACCGACCGCATCTTGGCGATGTCACGCTCGGTGGCACCGGAGAGGAAGGCGTTGAGGATGGCGGCGTCGCGCCGCTCGCGCTCGGCCCGGGGCAGCTGCGGCTTACCCGCCATCGACCCACACCAGTTCAGTGGAGCCGCTGTGGCCGTGAATCTGCATCAGCTCGTCCACGTTGTCGTAGATCGCGGTGCTGCGCAGGCCCACGCACCAGCGGATGACGGCCCGGCCATCGGTGAACTGGCAGCCCTCGGCCACCACCCCGGTACCGCTCACGCCGCTGACGTCTTCGTGCCGCTCCAGCAGGAATCGGCGCAGGCCCAGCGCCGCGTAGCCCTGTTGCGCCGCCGTCATGATTTCCGTGCTGCCATCTGCGTGCAGCACTGTGACTCGACCACTCATGTCAGTACCAGCGCGCTCGGCCACCCACCGCACGCCCGGTGGAGCCGAGTATCCAGAACACCGCGCCGATGACGATGAGGATGATGCCCGCGTAGGTGAGCAGGCTGATGCCGAACAGGATGCCCAGGATGAGCAGGATGACTCCGAGAACGATCATGTTGCCTTCTTCTCTGTAGTGGCGACCGCGTGGCCGCAGTGTACGCAGGTAGGACGCTCTTTGACGTACTCATGCGGGCATGTTGGCTGGCCCTTGTACGCGAAGCACAGGCAAGGGGCCGTGCGATCGAATCCCTTGGTCTTGTCATTCCAGTCGTAGCCGATGCGCATACGGCACTTGCCTGTGGGCCCGAGCGTGTGGTGCGTTTTGGGGTGACCGCACCGGGTGCAGTCCATAGCCCTAGTGTGGGCGCGCAGATGAATATCGCGTGTCGACACGCTCTAGCTGTTGTACCGGGAAATAATCTCCGGTAAGTATTGGTAAATGTGTCCGCGATGCCATCACCCCCGTCAGGAGCACAACACCCTCGGCTACTGCCACCACCGAATGTGGCAGAACGGCGACTGCGCCTGCCATGAGCCGGGGATGGCGGGGAAATATGGGCACCGGCCCAGACGCATCCCGTTGTTCCGCTAGAGCTGGAACAGCGCCAGCTCATGCTGGCGGGCGATGACGCCACCGGGCGGTGACTGCTCGGGGATGGCGTCGATCTGGTGGAGCCAGAACGGCTCCTTGGTCAGATCGTGCGGCCGCTCCATGTAGCCCAGCCACGGTGCGTCCACCTGCTCCGGGTCGTAGGTGAACTCGTTGTGCGTGCCGGGGTAGTTGCTCGCCAGTAGGTACCTGCTGCCGCTGGCGCGGAACTTCTCGACCATCTCCAGGATGTACTCGTTGGGCAGGTGGGCGAGGAAGTCCCGGCACAGGATCAGGTCGACATGCGGCCACTTCTTCCTGGTCAGCAGGTTGCTGCGGGCGAACCCGACGTTGCGCCACTGCCGGTACTTGGCCCGGTTGGTCTTGATGATCTCCGCGTCCACGTCGTAGCCGATATAGCTGTGCAGCGTGGTGAAGATGTCGGTGTGCTGCATCCACGTGAAGTCTCCGCACGGCGCGTCCACCATCGTGGTGATGTTGTAGCGGTGGATCAGGTCGGGCAGCTGCTCGCGCAGGTTCTTCGTGTACTCCAGGCTGCTGCCCGGCCCGTTGACGCTGGCCCCGTTGATGAGGTTGAACATCGGCTCCTTGCGCATCTGCGCCACGATCTCCTGCCAGGCGTGTGCTTGCTGTTCGACGAAGTTATCCACCCAGCCATCCATTTCGTAACGTCGGGATCGACGCCAGGGTGAAGCCGCCCCGGAGCCGCTGGAAGCGCGCGTTGGCCGCGCGGTACACGTCCTCGCGGCTCGCCAGCCCGGTGAGGAGCAAGACGGCCACCATGTGGTCCTCCTCCTGGGGCGTCAGCGCGAGCGGATCGTTCACAGCCAGCCCTTGCCCTGCCAGTACGCCGACTGGCGCAGCAGGTCGGCGGCGGCCTCCCTGGTCTTACCCTCATTGCCCCGCGCCAGCACGTAGGTCATGCCCATCAGGTACCCGGTGAGGAACGCCTGCCTCTCCAGCGCCGGTAGGTCCTCGGCCTCGGCCAGGAAGTCGACGAACGCGGCGATCTTGGTGGCATTGCTCTCATCGGCAGGGGGAGCGGCCGCCATGATGTCGTCGATATTCAACGACCCCTGCTCTCTGGGAGCGCTGGATTTGGACGGCTCTCCAGCGGCGGCATCAGG